GATCGCTTGCTTGATGAGCGGCTCGCCCGCCTCCACCAGCCCAATGAACGTTCGTTTCTCCACCACCGTGCTCCGATCAGTCGATCAGCGCATTATAGGTCCCTCGCCACTCGACACCTAAGCAGTGAGCGCTCTCCGCACGCCCTCATCGATGATCGCCTGCGAGTACGGATTGCCGCCGTTCTCGTGGATGATGATGCTGACCACCATCCCGCGTAGCGTGGCCGGGTCTTTGATGTTGATCGGGTCAGTGGTACGCACGCCAATCCGCTTGGCCACGGCGCCGGCGTAGGCCTGGGTGTCGTTCTCGCTGCTCGGCGCCCAGCGACTGATGGTTTCGAGCACCGTGTCGATACCCTTCCCGCCCACGCCGGGCATGCCGTCCTTGCCGCGGTAGTTGATCAGCAGCTTGCCCAGGGCGCGGATGCCGTTCTCAGGGGTGTCGAAGATGGCAAAGCGGCCACTAGGTTCCTTGCCGATCTGGCCCTGCCAGTCGTTGCGGGGGTTGAAATCGATATTGCCGGGGTTGCGATTGCGGACGCCGCGTGGAGTGCTCATTGGGCACCCTCTTCTGCCGGCGCCTCAGGCACGATGTCGGCCGCCTCTTGGGCAGTTACGCGGACCTGCGCGGAGTAGCGCTTGAGCAGCTGGGCGGTCAGCACCTCGGCGCCAGGCTGACTCTTCAGCAGCTCCCGGGCCGCGGTATCTGCCTCAGCCTCGGTGGCATATTCAACGGTGCGGATCGGGTCCAGGGCATTGGTGCGGTTTATGACGATGTAGGGCATGGGTTTTCTCCAGGCAAAAAAATACCGCCAGGCGGCGGTCGGTAGGTTTGGTGCGGATCAGGCGGGCATCGCAGGCCAGATGATGTCGTTGGGGTAGCCCTCCTGATCCGGCAGGCGGTTCAACGTCACGCGGAAGCGCTTCCATTCTTTCAACAGGGCCGTCTCCAGTTCGGTCGCCTCTTCGAGGTCGACTGCGTCCTGGAGTGGAGCAATGGCGGCATCGGCGATCGCACGCAGCCGGGCCGCTTCCTCATGCGCCTGCTGCAGCGGATCCGCCGGCACCGGCTCGGGTGGCTCTGGCGTTGGCAGCTCCTCCACAGCCACGTGCAAGGTGATGCTGTGCAGCAAGTCCGCCGGCTCACCATCCTTGGCGACGCTCACCAGCAGCACGCCGTTGGCGAAGCTGGTAGCCACGGAAGCACCGGCGTCCATCTGGTTGATGACGTAGCCCCAGCCCTCCGGCGGCGGGCACATACCGAGCGTCCCGGCAATCAGGTACTGGCCTGGGCCGGGGTGATCGACGGTGATATCGGCCTTGCCGAGCGACGTGATGTCGATGATCGAACCGTCACCGAGAATATTGATTGCTGCTCTTGTCATGCTCAGATCGCCTTCAATGTGCCGTCAGCGGCTCGGGTGGTATTGCCGGTGTGGTAGATCGTATAAAACGGCGTGTTCGCGTAGTTCCCTGATCGGAATCCAATCTTCCCGTTGAAGCCCATCCAGAGTTGAGAGCCGTAGGTGGACTGGAAAGGGAATCCCATGGCGATCATCGAGCCACTCGTGACTCCGGTGTTTGCCACATACTGGGTTTCAGGATCTTGTATGGAGTAGAAGCCCGTCGCGTATACGTTCATGGTGGCGGCAAGGGGGAGAGCTGTGGAGCCAAGCCCAAATGCGCCGTGCTGCAGGAGGTTGCCACTCGCTAAGCCGGCATTAAGGGTTGCGGCACTACCGAGGCCAAGACCATTGCGGGCGGCGGCCTGGGTAGTACCGCCCGTTCCGCCTTTGGCAACCGGCAGCGAAGCCGGCAACCCAGTGGCAACGTCATCCCCCTGCGAGACGTTAGCTAGCCAGTTGTATAACTCCGTGAAATTCGCCTTGGCCTTCACCCAGGCAGATCGACGGTCGTCGCCGCCAGCCCCTGTTGGCGACGACCCGAGATTGATGACTTGCTTTGCCATTGGCTGTTCCTTAAAGAGGCTTCATGGGACGAGAGGCGAAGAGCGTGCGCCCATTGACGCTTGCGGGGTTGATACCGTCGTGATTCTCGCAGTACATCTGCAGAACGCTTCGGTTGCCGGATAGAAATCCACCAAAGTTCGGCCTTACCTGCTGCGTGGTCTGGCCAACGTTGGTACTCGAAAAAAGTGCATTCCCAAGTACATAGTCGCTATAGCTCCCAGTCCAAGGCATCTGCGCTGGGGAGGCGTAATACCCTGTGCCAGTGATTGCTGTTCCTGCAGTATAAAAAGAGTTCGTCGCTGGCTGACTATTCAGTAAAGATAGATTGGCCGAAGTGAGAAACAGTCGATTCCCAGATGCATCCCTGATGGACACATCATAATTCCCAGCAGGTGTATTGGGTGTCATGTAGCTCGCGCAAAACCACTTAATATCCATTGGATAATTTGCGATGTTCCCATGCGCCTGCGTCGAGGGATATGCCTTGATCCTGAAGCCGGTCCAGTTCCCCGGAGACCCCATGATCCGCAAGCTGCCAATCATCATGTAGTCTGCAGCGTTGAAAAAAATCAGAGGCCGCTCGTATGTGGTGACAGGCGAAGAAAAATTCACCTGCCCCCACTGGATAAAGTTTCCAGACCCAGGCCCCTGCAGGCCAAGATTGAGCGAGCCGCTATATCTGATTGTCAGTACTCTGTTTACAGCGTCAACCTGGGTGCGAATATTATTATTGTTTGCTCGCACCCCGTAACTTCCAGCGGCTGAAAAAGGCTCGCCGCCTTGCGAGAGGATCATCACTTGCCATTGCCGATTGAAAGGCCGGCGAAGTTGCAGCTGGCCTTGGGAGTACCACGCCTGAGGGCTGTATGAGGCGGTATCGCCACCATCAAAAAGCGCGTCCACGACTACAAATGAAGACGCCTGAATTTCAGGTATGGATATGTACTGGTCAAGTGCGTTATTCCCCGTCACCTGCATCATCTTCAGCGAACGAATTGGGGTAATGGTCGTGTCCAGGGTGATGGCCCCGGCCGCATCCCGCGTCCGGAGCCCATACAGATCAGCCATCAGGTAAGTCTCCCCACGGCCGTACGCTCGATGCCGTTGGCGTCGTAGACGTAGAGGCCTCCGTTGTTGAGCAGGGTCGAACCGTTGCCATCCTGGCCCCGTACGGTGAACGCGCCAGTGACTAGGTTGATTTCAATGAGCGGCAAGCCCTGGGCGTTGACCGCCTGGGACTTCAGCGTCATGCCGAGGACCAGATTCTGGATGAACGCCTGATTGATCACCGCTTCGTTGATGAACACCTGGCCATTGGAAACAACAAACGGCAGGGTCACTTGCCCAGACGACTGGTCGACAATCGCGAAGCGCTGGGCATAGGCCAGTATCTCTGCCGTCTCCCCGTTGCTTCCAAGAGCCAGGCCGGCCATTACTCGGCGCCCGCCCGCGATGGTTTCCGCCTTGATGGTGGTCATGGCTGAAACCCGCCCATCTACCCCCGCGATCGTCTCAGAGACTTGCTGGACAGTCGCGCTGACGGTCTGCACGGATCCTTGCACTCCATCAACTCTGTCTTGGACTACCTCAACTTGCGATTGCACGGTGTCGACCCGCCGGCCAGTAGCGATGCCGTCCTCGATCCGCCCTGACTGCTCCGTCCAGACACCGACAAAGCTGCCGGTAGCGCCTGCCAGGCCGGTCGCATCACCTTCCATTTCCGGGTTCACCTGGACATAAAGGCCGTCGATCCGGTTCGCCTGGGCAGTGATAGCGGTTCCCTGTTGCGTCACGGTGGTATTCAGCTGGCTGATGGCCGTGGCCTGGCCACTTACTGCACGAGCCGATGGTCCAGCCACGAAAGGCGAAGGCGTATTGCTCTCGCCTACCCGCTTTTCGATCATGACCGAGTCGATGACGACTGAGTGGTTCGCCAGGCCTGACCTGTTGAAATACACCGTTATGCCGACTCTGGCGCTGTCGGTGACCGTTATCGGGAACACCATACGGGTCCTGGTCATCGGCTGCGTTTGCCGCGCTGACAGTCGATGGCTGCCGTTGTACAGGGAAATGTCCATCTGACCTGCGGCCGAAGCGATCACAAACATCGATACCAAGTACACGCCTGGCTCAATGGACACGTTCCACCCCGCCAGGTTGTTGGTAGGGCAGAGCATCACCCATGAGCCCGCGATACCGTCGGAAAACACCGAGATACCGAACCCCGAGTCAGCCGCTGCTACTGCTGCGCCCTCCCTGGCGGTACCGGAGTTAACGGAAATGGCAGGCAAGGTGGTCGACGTCAGCCAGCTGTAATCGTCCGCCAATAGGTTCGACCCACTGCCACCGATGCCGCCGATGGTGCTCTGCAGCTGGGTAACTGCCTGGCCCTGGGACGTCAGCGTGGTGCCCTGCTGCGTCACGGTGCTCTGCAGCGCCTGCAGCGCGCTGTTGTCCGCCTTGCCTGCGACAGCGTTGTTCAGCTGGGTGATGGCAGATCCTTGGCTGGAGACCGCTCCCTCCGTTGCGGAAACCCGAGCGTCGACGGATTGCAGCGCGCTCGCCTGAGCATTGTCCTGGCCGGCGCGCTTGCGGGCAGTCGGTGAGGACAGAAACACATCGCTGGCATCGCCTGCCGACACGCGGAAGGTCATCGCCATTCGTACGCAACCAGCCGGCACCGTGGCCTGCCCCGTCAGCTTCGTCCAGGTTTGTCCCACAGTCGTGAGGCGAACCCCATCCCCCGCTGCCACCACCCAGTTATGACCGACGCTGGCTCCTTCAAGGTCGTAGAACTGAATCCACAACCCGTGCTGACGCGCCACCGAGCTGTAGGCATACAACTCGAAGTCATAGACCTCGCCAGCCGTAACCGAGATTTGTGAGGTCACCGCATTCTCGGGAGGCCGGACATTCAGGGCGCTCTGGAAGCCCAGGTAGGTGTTGCCGGTAGCTGTTGCCACAGGCCATTTCACTACCCGGGGCGAAGGCGCCCCTGCAGGCACAGACGCATCATTGCGCGCCAGCACGCTGAATCCTGGAGAACCAGAGAACACCGGGCCATCCGCGAATGTCGGGTTGAACAGAAGGTTCTCAGCGGACAAGACGCCAACCGATGCCTTGATGTTGGTGATCTCACTTCCTTGTGCCGTGATTGTCGATCCCTGCTGGCTTACCGTATTGCTCAGGGCCTGGACTGTGGAGGCATCGGCCTTGCTCGCCACTTGGGTGAGCGCGCTGGCCGCAGCTGCAGCCGCATCCGTGGCCACCTTGTCCGTCACGGCCACCCAGGCGCTGCCGCTCCACCGCTTGGGCGTGTTGGCATTACCCGTGGTGTCGATCCAAAGGTTTTGAGTCAGGCGGTCGGCCACCGCCGGCGCGGTCGACTGGTACAGCACCTTGCCCTTGGCGCCTGCCGCATCCGCCGCCGCCTGGGCGGCCTGCTGAGCAGCAGTGACGTTCTGGTTGGTCGTGGTCAGGCTGTTCGACAAGCCGGTGAGCGCCTGGCCCTGCGAGGTGATGGTGTCGCCCTGCTGGGTAACCTTGGACGATATCGAATCGACAACGGATGCATCAGCCTTGGTCTGCGCCAGCGCCAGTGCCGAGGCCGCGGCCGCAGCCGCATCCGTTGCAGCCTTGTCGGTCACCGCAACCCACGCCGAACCACTCCAGCGTTTTGGGGTGTTGGCGTTGCCGGTGGTGTCGATCCAGAGGTTTTGCGCCAGCCGGTCAGCGGTAGCAGGTGCAGCCGACTGAATGATCACCTTGCCCTTGCCGCCGGCCAACGTGTTGGCGGCGTTTGCGGCTTGCTGGGCAGCGGTGACATTCTGGTTGGTGATGGTCAGGCTGGACTGCACGCTGTCGATCCGCTCGGCCTGAGCCGTCAGCTTGCCGTCCTGCTCCGTCACCTTTGTTTCGACCGTGGTCACTCGGGCGGCCAGGCCGTTCGCCGTTTGCACCGCTTGGCCGATGTCGGTCCAGTAAGTGGCGCTTGGCGGCGGGTTGCCGGCCGGCACGTTCTGCTTTGCCTGGTACAGCTTGCCATCTTCTCCAAGCACCGCCTGGCCCGAAACATAGGCCTTATCCGGGTCGTACGGCATCGAGTCCGCCAGGTCGGCTATGACCTCGATCTGCTCCTGCAGGTTGTCGGTGACCTCGCGAACCTGCTCGTCCAGCTGCTGAAGCCGGTCATTGACTGACCCCGGCAGGCTGGGCGGCCCGTCGATCAGCGCGATCTTTTCCCGCATTGCTGGAGCGAGCTGGCCGTTCTCGATCTTGTCCTTCAACGCATCGAGCATGTTCGTTACGTCAGTCGACGTGGAGGCCACCACCTTCAGGAAGGCGCTGACGCCGTAGGCGTTCTTGGAGCGCACGAAGTAGGCGTAGTTGGTGGCGAAAGCCAGGCCGGTATGGGTCAGGGTCAGGCCCTGGCCAAGGTACTCGCCCTGCGTGGCCTGGGGATTGGTGGAAAAGAAGTACTCGTAGGTACCACCGTTCAGGCCATGCAGCGTATTGCCCGGGATCAGCGTGATGGTGTCGATGGTGGCCTGCACCACGCACGACTCAGGGATGGGCGGGCCGTCGATGCTGACCGTAATGCTGGCCTCGCCGGAGCGGGTCAGCGGGCCCAGGGCGGCCACGCTCATGGTGTAATTGCCGGACGGCAAGCCCGCAATAGGCAGCTGCAGTGTGGTCTCGGGCACCTGCTGGGCCTGCACTGCGGTTCCGCCCTGCCGGACGGTTACGGCGTAGCCGGTGACGATCCCGGCAGGCTGCACCCAGCTCAACACACCCTGGCTCACCTCTGCCGTTTCGGCAGGTGTCCAGGCCACATTGGTAGGGCTGCCCAGCCCCCCGGCCGGCATGCTGATGAAGCCGATCGGGTTGTACGGCTGCCCCACCGCATCGTCGAACTGGGCAGCTTCATACTGCTGCAGCTGCGCGGTGCACCCTTGGTCCGCCCCCATGCTCCAGTTGGTGACGATGAACTCGCCCAGGATGTTCAGCGACGGCAGATTCACGCGAACGGCGCGGCCGGGGCGGCAGTTGTAGCCGAGGAAGTTCATCGGCACGCTGATGGTGCCGCCCGCACGCCGCCGGCGCAGCTCGATGTTGGCCAGGCGCTGGGCCTGATAGGCATCGGTCACGTAGGAGAATGACAGGGTTTCCGCCGCCTCGCCGCCGTCCTCGACAACCCATTGAGCAATGCTCACCTCGGGGTAGTCGGTTTCAGTCCACGACTGGGCGGTGTCGATGAACGTACCGCGTACGGTATTGATCGCTGCGTCGTTGGTCGGCTCGGTGCTGCCGGTGATAGTGCCGACCACCATGTCCTCGGTGACTTCGAAGTCAAAGGGGCCGTAATAGGCCCCAGCCTGGAACATCCAGCGCCCACCGACACGGATGGTTCGGCCGCCGCACGCAGCCTCGAGCTTCTGCAGCACGCTAGTGCGCTGCTCGTCGGCGCCGATCACGCAGCTGCTGCGATAGCGCGGGCTGGTGGTGTCGTCAGGGTTGCCGACTGATTCATCGCAGACGTTAGCGCCGCTGGCGAAGGTCTCGAACACGATCTCGTCGTCCGGCACGCCGCAGCGGTTACGCAGGAACCAGAGGATGTGCAGCGCGGTGTTTTCCGTGTACACGGCCATGCCGGTGCGCGGGTCGTAGATGTCGTTGCGCCCGCGCACGATGAAGCGCGCGTCAGGGATTCCGGACGGGAACTTCTCGGCGCTGTACTTGAGCGAAAGGCGCACGAACGACAGGCCACGGCCGATCTGCTCATCCTTCCAGTCCGGGCAGTTGGCCTTGAGGAAGGCGTTCACCTGAGTCGGATTGACGATCAGCTCATAGGAGGCGTGCTCGCCGTAGGTGGCGATCTCCTCCTCGCCCAGGTAGATGTTCTCCAGGGCGTCGACCGGCCCTTCGCAGAGGACGTAGACCAAGTGAAGCCACTCGCCATCTGTCTGGTCGCCGGCCTGCTCCTGCGCCCAGACCAACACGCCGCCGGTGCTGACACGGCCGAGGATGAAGCGCGCGGGCGCCTTGGACGAGCGCACGGTCTGCGCCGAAGGCTCGTTGTCGCGCAGAGGGGATTTGGTGCTGAGCTTTTCCTGCTGCTCGGCCATGTAAAAAGCCAAGCCGGCGCCAATGGCCGCGCCCACCGGGCCACCCTGAACGAAGCCAATGACCGCGCCGACGGCGACCTGTGCAATCTTCCTGACGCCACCGGACATTATTCGATTCTCCAGACTGCAAGGGGGTCGCAAACCACGCGGGCCACACCGTCGTCAGTGGTCGCCCAGAATTCGTTGGCCCAGTACACGGCCATGGACCGGCCGCCAGGCGCTTCGTACATGGCGATGTCGCCACGTTGAATGAAAGCCGGCGCAACTCGGGTAAAGCAGGCGTCCCAGGCGGCCTCCAGGCTGCCGTGGTTCTTCTTCAGCGCCCGCTTGGCCCCGGCCTCGGTCTTGTAGGTTCCGCGATAGGCCTGGGCCGGGTCGGTACCGCAAACCGCCACCGCGCAGTCGGCAGCAAACAGGCAGCAGTCAAATTCGCCCCATGAAAAAGGCCGCTCTAAGGCGGCCTTGATCACTTCGCTGAGGCGTGTGGTCCAGTCTCGGTAGCGCATGCCTATTTCTCGTAGGTGAACGTCGGGGCGTCCTTCTTGGAGCCCCAGTAGATGGGCCATTCGGACATTTGGGCGATGGCGTAGAAGAACCGGTCACCCTGGTGCCTGGCCCGGTGGTTCTCGTCGGTGAAGCGCTCGGTGCCGGTGCGGCTCCACTCGGCCATCCGGTCAACGATCGGGACGGTGATCTTGTTGCCGTCCTCGCCATTGCCGGCGTAGGAAAAGGTGGCTGCGTCCATGCGGCCAGAAAACAGGATGTCGGCGGCGTAGTTGCCCTGCTCGTCGAACACCACGAACAGGAGCTTGCCGGCCCGCCCGCGACAGCCGCGGATGTTAGTTTCGGTGATGATGTAACTGTCCAGGCCTGTGAGTGCCAGGTCGATCGACATGGGCGAATTCGAGTTGTCGCTCTCCTGTGACTGCCCGACCTCGCCGAACTGCCCTACCCCGAGGTACGTGATGCCGCCGATCACCAGGTCACCGGTGCCGGTGTGCGCGTAGACCGGGCCATCCTCGAAGTCGAGCTGGCAGGCGTAAACGCTCAAGAATTTGCCCGTGGCGATGATGTCGACCACGCTCTGGCTGAACGGGAAAGTCGAGGGCATCAGAAGGCCTCCCTAAATTGGTAGCTGCCATTTGCCACGGCCTGGCGTACGGTCATGCTCCAGGTGTCCTGCGTCATGCGCATTTCGGAGTACGGGTTGAGGTACTCGATGGCCGAGCCCACAGCAAGCGTGCGCCGGATACGCTTGTTCACCTGCACCACCGCCTGCCCCTGGGCATTCGCAACCGCCGGCTTGATGACTTCAAACATCTCGCCGGCAATGGTCAGATAGTCACCGAACCCAAAGATCTGAGCATTCGGCGTTGCCCCGCCCACCTGAATCGATCTCGACTGGGCTGGGCCACTGACGACCTTCAGCGCCCCAACGTTGTTTGCGCGGCGACGGGTGAACGCTGGCAGGTTTACTGTGCCGAACATGCCGTCCAGCTCGCCCAGAAATGAGGAAAGCTGCCGCTCCTGCTTTCGCGTGAGGAGCCCGAACGTAATGGTGCACTGCCAATACGCCCCCGGCTGCCCAACAATCTGCTGGGCGTTCGAGAGCGTCGAGGTGAAGGCGCGGCTGTTGTTGACCAAGCCCCACGTCATTTCAGACGGGCGCAGCGATGCCGGCCATTGGATAGCCATGCAGTACTCCTTTTTGCTATCGGTTGCGGGCGAGGAGCTGCCGCGCCGGGCCATTCATCTTGAGGTCGCGCAGCACTAGGTTGTAGCCGTCCTGAGCGCCTTTCTGTGCGGCCTGCTGGATGCGGGCCATGGTCGCTTCGTCGGCGGTGCCTTGGACCGTGATTTCCTGGTGGATCGCCGGCATCTGCCCCGAAGACGCATCAGGCTGGCTGCCGGCGTAGGACGACGCATTTGAAGCAATGCGCGGCGTCACGAATCCGCCCGAGGCATAGCCCCTGACGTTGAGGCCTTCGAGGTAGTTACGCATGCCAGGCTGAGCGACCACCTCCTTGCGGAGGACGAATTCGCCGCCGTGCACCACGCCCTTCGGCTCAAACTTGCCGCCGTCCCCCGTGTAGCCGCCGCCCGAGAAGCCTGAAGAGGCGATCGTTTCGCTGTAGCCAGTCATGGTGCCCTGCCCCAACGCCTGACTTCCACCGGTCAGGAAACCGAATGCCGAGCCAAGGAAGCCTGCCGCCGCCTGACGCACCTGGATGCGGATTAGGTCCTCGATCACCCCGTCAGCGAAGTCCTTGAACGACAGCTTGCCGGTCTTCACGAACGTGACCACCGCGTCTTCCATGTTGCTGAAGGCATTGGTGAACAAGCTTCTGGTCTGCCCGGCAACGTTCTGCGCCTGCTCGAGGTAGGTGTTGAACGCCGCACGCGCGCCCAGCGACCAGTCCGACTGCTGCTCGTCGACCCGGAGGTAGTACTGCTCCTGCATGGCCAGTCGCTGATCCAGCGCATTTTGTAGGGCTGCATTTTCCTTCTGGTACAAGCTCTCGCTGATCTGCCCCTCGTTGCGCTGCTGCAGCAGGTTGTCCATTTGCTGCTGGTACTGCTGCTCGATGCTGAACCGCTCTTGCAGGCGCTGCTGGGCCTGATCGCCTAAACCTGCGCCGGCCAGGCTATTGCTGAGGCCTACCGACGATCGCTGCAGCTGACTGTTCAGGTTGGCTTCGAAGGCTGCAAGCTTCTGCGCTTCTTCGGTAGCCACCTTGCGCAGCTGCATCTCCCGCTCAAGGGCTGCGTTGCGCTTCAACTGCGCAGTGATCAGATCCTGATTTGCGAGGAGCGACTTCTGGTCGGCGGTCAGGACCTTCTTGTCCTTGATGTCGGCCAGTTGCTGCTCCCATTTCACGAGCGCCTGACCGGCCTCGCCTAGCTTCTGAACTTCACCGCGCTGGGCGCCGATGAGCGTGTTCTGCTGCTGAAGCACCGAATTCTGCTGACGAGCCTGGTCCAGCGCGCGCGTGCCCGCACTTTCTCGGTAAGCCGGGACTTTTGGGTCCTTGTACTGCTCTTCGATGCTCGCCCGGACGCGCGACACGGTTTCAGGCGCCAGCCTGGAGTCATTCGGGTTGTTCTTTCGGATCGTGGCAAGGGACTTCTCGTATTCCTTGAGCGCTTCGCTTCTTTTGCGTGCGTTGTCCCAGGCTGATTTTTCAAGCGCATCCACCTTGGCCATGGCCTTGACGGTGCGCTCATTGGCATCGGCCTCGTCCTTATCGAGCTTGGCATTTTCCTCTTGGGCAGCCTTCTTATCCCGCAGGAATTGCAGCTGATCGGTGTAGAGCGTGACCATTTCCTTCTGGTCTTGGAAGAAACCAACATCACCAGATATGGCGCTAGCCAGATTGGCCTCGGCCCTGGCGATATCGTCATCGATACTTGGTCGGCCAATATCCTTGAGCCTGTCAGCAGCTCTGGCCACGGCGTTGTAGCCGCGCTCCCAGAAACTCAGGTTCTCAATGATTTTTGGCGTACGGTCGTTGATCGCGTCGGCGAATGCATCAGTTGCGATCTTCACCGCGTCGGCATGCCTACCCTGCTGCTCCAGCGCAGTGATTTGCGAATATACCGAGGCGGTGAGGTAGTTGTACTGCTCGTTCAGCGAGGCAGAGGCCTTGACAGGGTCGTCTGCGAGCTTGTTGAACTCCGCCACTGTTTCAGATACGGCCTTGCCAGTAGCAACCTCCATGGAGATTGCAGCCTGGGCTACTTGTTGAAAGCTGTCACCCGCGATCTTTCCGCTGCCTGCGATACTGGCCAAAGCAGCGGCCGCCGCCCCAGTTGTGCCAACAGTGCTGCTGATCTGCTTCGCCATCGCCCCGAGCTGATCAGAGGTAAGACCAGCAGAGTTTCCGGTCAGGATCAGTGAATTGCTGTATGCATCCGCCTCTTCGGAACCTTTATAGAGAGCGTACCCAAGGGTTGCTACACCAGCTGCGGCGACCGAGAGCGGCGTGATTAGGCTTAGGATGTAACCACCAAGCGCCTTGGCTGCCGGGCCAATTCCGCCAAACATGTCCTTGAGCTGCCCGCCCTGCTGGAGGGCAACCATGGTGATCGGCTGGCCGGCGGCGATGGATGTGAAAATGTCTGTGAATTGGGCGGGAACGTTCCTCAGCGCAGCAGCAGTAGCCTTGGCAGTCATCCCCGTTTTGTCTAATGAGGTATCGGCACCGCCCAAAGCTAACCTGGCCTGGTCGATTTTGGTTTTGTACTCGCTGAAGGTTTCGCCGTCCAACGCCCCAGTTGCCTTGAAGCCTTGGAGCTTCTTCTCCATCTCATCCAAGCGCCCCAGTGCCGCGACGGTTGGATCAATCTTGCTGAGAAGGCCGTCTAGTTCTCG